GAATTTCGATTTAAGCGCCTCTTCTTCTTTCTGTAGCACCGTAGATTGTTGCTGTTGAGCAAGCTGTCGGTACTGCTGGAGTTCTTGATCTTTTTGCAGGGCTAAACGCTCATACTGCTCTGCGCGCTGTTCCGCTGCGCGAGTTTGTGCGTTCAGTTTGTTGATGCGCTTTGAAACACCTTTGGTGTAGGTATCTAATTCATCATCGCTACTGACCGAAGCCGACTGCTCCTCTACCGGGTCTTCAGTGACCTCGATCTGTAACTCAGGTTCTGCCTGTTCTTGGTCTTGGGCCGTATTCTCAATCATAAAAAGCTCACAATGTCGTCGGGGTCTTCAATGGTGGCAATCACTTCATCATCATTGATGAGTCGGATCTCTTCACCGCCTTCGAGTTTCATTCGGCTTCCTGAATATCGGCCAATCAGCACCCACTGTTTTTCAGCGCACCACGGCTCTAGCCCATACTTTTCTTTGTCATTGTAGCAAAGCGGCCCCATTTTTAGGACGTAAGCTACAACAGTTGCTAAGGCTTCTCGGTCTATTGTTTCTTTGGTGAGAGCAATACCGCCTTTAGATGTCATGCGGCCTTTGTACGGCAACACTAACATTCTCCAACCAGACGGCTTAGGCATTCGATCCATAATCGACAGATCGATTAATTTGGGATCTAACACTCGATCACTCGAATCGACGTATACGCTGCCCAAATTCACTTCGCTCATACTTTGTTATCCTTGAAATACTGGGAAACTTCTTGGTGTATCAAGTTTAACGCAGTTAGCTCGCCTTGCAACGATCTGTAATGCTCAATATCTTTCAACATACCGTCCATCATCGTTGTTTGAATCAAGCTTTGTCGGTCCTCGATCACTCGCTTTATTTTTTCTGCAAGTGTTATGTCATCCATTAATCGCGCTCATGGAAGTCAAAACCACGAGTAGCAGCGCCTTGGCCCCGCGCTTTGATCACGCGAAATGACCCGCCAACGGTGCGTCGTACAAGCTCCGGTGTCGTAGGTGTTGTTTTGATGGTTTTTGTTGGCGAGTCTACCTTTTCGACTCTGCTCATATCTTTGATGGTCATTTTTTTGTCCTCTTCGTTGTGGCTTTTTTAGCAGGCGTTTTTTTCGCTGCGGCCTTCTTTTTTGGTTTTTCTTCTACCGGCGGCTCTTCCACGGGCGCTGGTTCTGGCTCAGCGACCTGCTCAACAGGAGCATCACCTGACAGACGGGCCAGCTTTTCCGCGATGCGCGCGTCAGTCGCAGCTTTTTTTGCTTGCGCTTCCATTTCTGCGGCCTCGGCTGCGGCTCGCTCGGCAGCACGCTCTAACCGCTTCATCGCTTTGAGATCTTCTTGCAGTTTTATTTTGTAACTCGTTGTCATCGGCTTCCTCCAAATTTGGTTTGCAACTCGGTGAGTTTCAGGTTCGCCTGCTGTTGCAGTCGCTGTAAAGCGAGATCTAGTTTATCGTCAGCGACCTCTTTAGACGTGTTGATTCGCTGTTTCGCGATTTCTGCTTCGAGCAGCTTCTCGCGTCGGCGCGACTCTTGTTTGGCTGCAAATTGATCCTGCTCCGCCGCAAGCTCAGCTCCGCGTAAATCCAACTCTTGCTGTCGTATCTGGACCAAAGGATCTTCTTCATTGCCTTGACCGATTGAAATGAGCAATTCTTGTGTGAGTTGTGCCAGGATCGGCGCAGAAAACTGTTCCACAATCATTTGCAGCTCTTGCATGGCCATCTGCGCCTGATCTGGCGGCAGTTGTCCGGTTTGCGTCGCCTGATTGATCTGCTCCATCTGCTGCGTGACTTCGGGTGGCACCTGCTCTTGTGCGAGCTGCGCTGCTAAGAATTGCAGGTGCTGCATCATGTGCCCAATGATTAGCCCTTGGAGCTGTGGGTTGGTTTTGACAACGTCTGTCAAAAACAATGAGCGGTGTGCGTCGATATGCGCCTGATGGTTCTGTGCCTCGAAAGCCATCGCCGGTTGGCCCATCATAAACCCGTTGTTTTCTAAACCTGCGTCAATCGGCATCGGAGCCGGAGGCTGTTGCGGTGGCTGCAACAACGAATCGATGTCATCTACACCCAAAGCCGCGTACATCCGCCTGTATGCTTCGTAGATGCCAGTCGGCCCATGAATCTCTGGGTTTGACTGAACCATCGTGAGCAACTCTTGAGCCATCGTAATACGCTGGCTCTGACTGAATATATTCGGATCAGACACCGGGATAATATCAACCCGGCCATCAAAGTCTTGACCTTTGATCTCTTGGGGACCGCTACCCGTCTGGTAGGGATAAACCGGCGGTAAAAAGTCTGCGAATACTTTCGCTAATAACTGGAACTCCACTTTCTGACTGTAGTGGAGTCGTTTGTGGATAGCCGACATCACTTTCGTACCGCGCTCTAACAACGCGACAGTGGTGCCTACAGGCATGGCCTGATTCATATCGCCCACGTTCATATCGGCGATAGAAGCGAAACGCTTGCCAGATTCTACCAGTAACCCAAGCAGACTCATGAGCACATTGCTTGGTTCTTTGATCGGCAACGGTATTAAGTTTTCTCTCAGGCTTGCACCCGTCGTGTCAATATCGCGGAACTCGCCCGGTTGCAGTGGGTCGTCCTCGTCTCGGATTCTCATGCCTCTGGCTTTGAAACCGGCAGGTAGATTCGCGAGTGTTCCGGCATCAATCAATTGTCTGAGGATACTTGTGCTGGCCTTGGCCAACCCGCCAATCATGTGCGACAAACCCAATCCATAAAAACCGAGGCCAGGCAAAAATTTATACTGAACGAAGTAGTTGACCTTTTGTTTAAGAGGGTCATTCTCAAGGTAGTTTCTTCTGATAGACAAAACCTGTTGGCTTGGCTCATCTATCGTCACGATGTACGGCAGCTTCAGCCCAGTTGGCTGGCCGTCTGGACCCACATCCTCATATCCCGGTATATCCAATATAGTATGGACCTCGTAAACGGTCCGGTCTCGATCTTCCGCATAGCCTGGTGACTGACCCTCAATTTCATCGATCTCTTCTTCGATCTCGTCACGAGAAATATGGTAGGCACCGCCTTTCAGTTCGATATCTGCATAAAAACCGCTGAGCTGCTGCTTTCGGATTTCGTTCTTCGACATACTGAGAACGTGCGTCACACGCTCTGCGCTGAATAGGTCAGTGGCTTCATAAGGCACAACGAGGTCTTGTGGCTCGATAAACTTGCTCATGGCCTTGCTGGCTGCGGTGTCAAAGTAAACCTTCTTGAACGCGCTACCAGCAAGCGGCAGATAGAACAAAAGCATATCCAGCTCAGGATCGTACTCTTGCATCACGTTCATAATGTAGTAATTCATGAAGTCCTGAACGCGCTCCGCTTGCGCTTCAACCTCTGCGCTGCGTGCGCCCACGATCTCTGTCTTCACCGGCCCCTTGGCTGGTAACAATTCCTTATAGGCTTGTGCCTGAAACTGTGTAACCGCTTCAGCGAGGATCGGGTGGATGACGCCGGTTGAGCCTTGGAACGGATTGGACCGCGACTCATCAAACTTCATTCCGAGGTATTTCAAGCCATCAGTAAAGGTCTTTTCCCACTCTGAGCGCGACTCGATGTCTGCTTTTATCGAGGCCAATACGTCGCTGGACAAGGATGACAGCTCGCCCTGGTCCAAACGATCAACCAGGTTTTCGTTGAAGTCACCAACAGGCGCTGAACTCGTCGGAGCGTCTATTTCGTCATCAACTAGGATTTGCTCTTCGAGCACGAGGATCTGCGCTGCTTCGCGGATTTGATCTTCTCGACTAGGGTCAGGGATAACCTCGACCTCGTTGCCCATGGGTATGATGTCTGGATCGTCTGCGGTTCCCGCTTGCTGCTCTCTTCGCTCGATTGCCATCAGTAATACACCTTTCTGTCACGTCGCATGGGAGTCATCTCTTCGACATAGTCTCCATCAAGGGCAAGGAAACCTCCTTGTCTGAACCGCATCAAAGCCATGGTCGCCGAATCACAATAGTCATCGTTATCTCCGTAAGGAAAACTCGCCATCTCTTCAATGACCTCTTCGGCAAAAATCTCGTCTGGTGCCCATACCATGCCCGACTCAAAAATCGGAGCAACACTGTTCATTCGCGCAATCTTATCTTGACCTCGCGACGGTGTATAGGCAGTCACCGGGATGCCCATCCTGCGTAATTCTTGTGTGAGCGGCGTTCCCGACGCCTTGGCCTCAATCAGAACACAGTCTGGCTCCCAGTAACGATATTCTTCCCAGGCCAGTTTTTTCAGCTCAGGGAAGTCCAATCGCATACGTTTTGCGTCAAGCAAAATAATTTGCTCAACGTCCATGTATTCAAATACGGCCCACGTCGTAATTGCAGAGTAGTCAGCGGTTTCTTTCTTGCTGAACGCGGTGTCATAGCTTTGAATGACGTAGCTGTAGGCCGGGACATCTTTTTCCCACTTGTTCCACCATTCCCGCTTGACGATAGAACCCTCTTCCGCTGTCGGGTTTTGCATCCATTGCGCGTTCCACTTGGAAACCGGAAGCGAGGCTTTCACGCTCAAGAGTTCTTCTTTTCTCCAGAACTCTGGCCACAGTGGACTATCGGACTCCGGCATGATCGCAGGGAACTCAATAACATCCCATTGGTCAGCGTGGTCCTCGCCTTGTTTTTTGAGCACCTTCCCAACAAGATCCTTGGTGGACCATCGGGTCATCACAATGACGATGATCCCGCCCGGCTGTAAACGCTGTCGAGGGCCGGACGTGTACCATTCGTAGACGGCGTCCATAGCGGTCGGACTGAGCGCGTCTTGCTCACTGACCGGGTCGTCGATAATCAGCAGATCGGCACCTCGTCCTGTAATCGCACCGCCGACGCCAGCAGCGAAGAACTCACCTTGCTTGTTACTGGTCCAGCGACCCGCTGACTTATTATCGGCTTGCAGTTTCAGATCAGGGAACACTTCGCTGTATTGGTCGCTATCGATGAGGTTCCTGATTTTTCTACCAAACGAGGTCGCAAGCTCAGCGGTGTGTGTGGTTTGAATAATTTTCAAATTTCCGCGCAGCCCCATCATCCACGCAGGGAAGTAAGTAGATGCAAACTCCGACTTTGTGTGTCGCGGCGGCAGGCAAACTATCAGGCGCTTGAGCTTACCCTCTGCAATCTTGTTGAACTTCTCGCCGATAATCTTGTGATGACGGCCCTCTACAAAGTCAGGCCATTGGCTTTTCACAAAAGAAATGAAGTCTGCCTGACATTCTTCCTGTTTTTCGAGCTGGTCATATTTTTTGAGTAAGGCCATCGCCTCTGACCGTTCTTGGTCAGAGAGGATGTCAAAATCTTTGAGAGCTAACTCAGACATCTTCCCAAGCTTTCCCTTGGAATAACAACGCCTCGGCTTCTCTTCGTCTGACTAGTCCATCCAGCACCTGTCCGCCAGCCTTGTTCCAACGCCGCATCTCGTAAGGCACCTCATCAAAGTCCCCTTCATTCAAGCGTTTGAGCATCGTGCTGGTGCGAAGATTTGTGGGGCCAAGATTGAAGGTCCAAGCCACTAGGGCATCGAACTCGTTTTGTTTTAGATCTTGCTCTACGAGGTCGTTCACATAAAACTCAAACTCTTCCAGGTCTTTTTTGAGCATATCCTCGGCCTCTTGAGCCGTGCAGGTATCACCATCCGAAACGTTTTTGGTGTGACCATAGCCAATGGTGGGAACGTCGGCGGAACATCGATATGCCTCTAACTCGCAACCCTCAAACTTTTTGATCAGGGCCACGCCTTCTTCACTTGTCTTCTTCGGCAGCATCTGTCGTCTCCAAATTCTCATAGTAGTCAACAATCGATGAAAGCTGTCGTATATAACGGATGATATCAGCCATATTGTGACTAAGATTTTCATAACCCTTCGTTGTCAATCCATAAAATGCGTTGGTTGGCGCTTTGCCCTCCGCTAAATCATCTAGGTATTCTTGCATCGTTTCTGGTGTCAGAACAGTCCATTCTACGGGTAACGCTCTGACGGCACCCGGCTTTGGCGGGTGATAGACGGGTGCTGGCTTTTCAATCGTGACCACTTCGACCGGCGCGACC